CACCATTGCCGCCGTCTAAGATTTCAATTCTAGTTGTAAATTTATAATCTTGTCCTGATGCTGCACTTGACTGTTCAAAGAAGTCGAACTGTTTCTGTAACTGTTCGCCAACTAGTTTCTGTACAGCATTGTTTACATCTTCACGTAAGTTCAATGTAATCGGTGACCATGTATGTTTACCTGCTAAGTATGCTTTTGAGTTGTACGCATGGATCTCCATTGGCTCAAATGCAACCGTTGGTCGAGTAACATCAATTACTTGTTTAGTAAGTTCTGTAGTCGGTGTGCTTACACCAAAGTTTTCCAGCGACACTCTAAAGCGATACTGGAGCTTCGGCATCAACAAACCTTGGTTACTTGCAGAATCTCCGCCAGCTAACGGTACTGAAATTTTTGATAGTGTTGAAATTGCCATTTATATTGCTCCTAATTCAATAGTATTTATCATATTAAAGTCCTGCTATTTCACCGGTGTTTTTCAAACGTAGTGGAATATAGATAAACTCAATACTCTTAACAGGTTCAATCGCAACATCAACATATAGTTCATTACGATCAATTCTTGCAGGAGTGTTGTTGGTTTCGTCACATACAACTAAGAAGTCATAAAGTGCTCTTTGTCCTACAAGTTCTAATAACAAGCTCTCAACTTGACCTTTAATCTCATCACGTGTAATTTTATCGTTTGGTTCAAAGATATAAGGTTTAGCTAATTGATTTAACTGGCTACGTAAGTAAATTACTAAACGTGCCACGTTAATTCTATCTAGAGAACTTGAACCTCTTGCTCGAGTTTTCTGTCCAAAGTTAACAAGACCTGCACCAGTAATAAATGTAATTGGATTTACGCCTTGTGAGTATAATGTATCACGTTGACCTTCATTTAGTGCAACACTTGAAAACTCACCTTCGCTAGTAATAAAACCTGTTGAGCTTGCATTAGTAATACCGCCGCGTCTAGTACCTGCTGGTGCAAACCATGGATAGCTAACTTGATCACTTAATGCAATAGTTCTTAGCATCATGTGACTTGGTGGAACAACAACGTTGTTACCTATGTTGTCACTTGTAAAGCCCCATGGATAAAACATTGCCAAGTACTCGTCTCTGCTTACTAATCCATCGTCGTTATCTTCAACTACTGAGCGAGCATTTGTTGCCCATTCATTTAATGAAGTTGCATCTGGAGTTAATCTTGCAGGACTATCTCCTACAACAAATCCAGTTAAACCTCTATCGTAGTTTAGATTAATTAGTTCGCCAATTAGTTCTGGATATGCTGGTGCTGATATCAAGTTAAAGATACGTGATTCATCGTCGCGTACTTCGTCGTTATTATTGATAACTGCCTGCATTGCTTGTAAAATAACTTTACGTTGTGCTTTACGTCCAAAACTGCCTGAGCCGTCAACTTGGTTAGCTGATTCAGTAACCCAACGATCATATACACCAGTAGATGCATCACCGTAGTTACCTTGTTCTTCGTTGTTCATTCTAATGTTTTGTGCGCCACTATCAACATAGTCTGATACATAACGCTTAACATTAAATCCTGAACGGCGAGTATTAAACAGCATCATTCCTTTTGGATATAAGTCTGGATCTGGGCAATCAAAATCAACATAGTTTTCTGTTAACAAATCTACAATGTCAGCTTGAGTATTTCCATTTGCTCCGCTAGTTCCCCAACGTGCATCTGCAAACACAATACCGTTTTCAGTTGTTTGATCACCGTTATCAATTAATTCCCATTTATCAGTAAGTTTTCTGTAACGATAAATTACTGGATAGTTTTCTAAATCACTAGTATCAATCCAAAGATCGCCATCAACTAGTTCTGAACTATCAGTTTGTTTAGTAGGCTGTGTTGCACGAACAATTGGTCCTGCTGGATCACAGTCTTGATAATCTGCATTAAAGTTATGATAACCAACCCATTTCTCGCCATCGTTAATCATAATATCAACTTCGTCAACAATTGAGTTATACCATAATGTTCCGTCTTGTGCAGCTTGTGTTAATGGATTTGCACTTGGTGTATATACTAGTGGTAACCAGTTACTTGCTCTAAACTGCAAAGTTCCTGAACTGTTATCAACACCAGGCTCGTCTGTTAAAAATTGTGTTGTAGTTGCATCTTCTACATCAAACGCTGCTAATCCAAATAAAACAAAACATGCAAATGCACCTTGACCGTCTGTTAAACGCATCTCGCCGCCTTTTGAATGTTTAATAATAACTCTGTCTGCACTATCTACATCAGCACTTACATATGAAATTCCTGCGTTTGTAATTGCTCCAGCTATAGCAACAGCGTCTGTTGCGCCATCTCCGGAACCAGTAAATTGTACATATACTGGGGATGAGAATTGAGCATCTCCAGGTGCTGTTGCTTCAATTTGGAAATTGTAAACAGTTCCGTTGCCAAATTTTCCATCGGTAATTTTTGCAGTTCTTACACTAGTTGAACCAACTGCTGCTCTGCGCATAATTTTAAAAGTACCTAATGGAAGTTCATCTTGTGCAACGTTACTATTAATGAATAAATCACCAATAGTTAAATTTTCGCCGCCACCTGTTCTATCTAATTGTACTAATGCATCTTGTGCAGTAGCATAGATAGGTGCTTCAATGTCTTCCCATAATCTTGTGTTATCGTTCCACTGTTTTACTCTCCAACGTGCGCCTGCATTTGGTGTAGTTGTTTTAATCCAAATACTACCAGTAGGTCTATTGTAAGTATCAGTGTCTTTAAATTCTGGAACACTAGTATGTCTACTAATTTGTAATGCTGGTGCATGATATGTTCCGCCTTCAATACCTAATGCGTCAAGCGTAGTTGTTCCACCTGCTTCAGAAATACTAAATGAACCAGCTAATGAAGAATCAGGTCCGCTTACAGTACCGTCAGTATAAATTGCAATTTTTCCGTTAACAACTCCTGCACGGAAGCCTAAAGGAATAGTACTATTAATTCCTTGTGCAACATCTGTCATAGTTGATGCGCCTGACCAACTAACTGGAGAACCATCAATTGTAAAGTTACCTGTTGCTGGTGCTGCTGATTTAGTACCAGTTACTGCTGGCCACGCATCGCGCCACGCATCACTGCCTAATTCAACCCAAGTACCGCCGGATTCTCTATACCAAAATGTATTAAGGTTAGTAACAGCAACTACTGCATAATCGCCAATTTCGCCAATGGATACTAAAGGACGTTTTATAACAGCTCCGTTATCATCTGAAGCGTCTTCGGTTTGAGCAGCGTTAGTGATTACTAATGGAATCTTATTAGTAAATGTCTGACCGCCATTAATATCTATTGGCGCATTGTTCCATTCTTGGATACCAAACAATGTTGAAGCTGTATCCAACCAATATGTTCCATCTTCTGGATCTGCTGTTGGAACAGATGATCTTGGTGTTAATGATCCTAAATCAATTCCTGCTCTAACAACCCAAGCTCTGTTACTTACTCCTAAAAATGAGTATGCTGCTTGTAAACCATATTCATTTAATTCACTACCGTGAATTGGATTATTATTTGCGTCAATTTGAAAAATTGGATCGCCAAATGTTTCTGCCAGGTCACGTTGCGAAGTCATTAAGTAAGGCTTACCAGCATTTTGTGCTAGTGTGCCTGGCGCAGTGCCTGAACCCGAAGCATTTGTTTTATCTTGTGCTGTTGCACAAAAGATAACTGGAACTGTACCTGGTTCAGCGGGTGTGTAGAAACTTTCATCTACTACGCTAACCTGTACACCTGGTGATACTAATGCCATTTTATATTCTCCTATCTGGATGGGTATTCTGTTACATGTATTTAGCACTTGGATCAGAAAATATAGCAGTTATACCATAGAAAAAGGGACCAAAAAGGTGAGCTAAATACAGTATGAGACCATTATGCTTATGTGGACACCGTCCTGCTGCTATAAATTATAAAAAAGGCAACAAAACTTACTATCGTAAACTCTGTGAAAGTTGTTTGCGCAACGGGTTAGGTAATGGAATACCTAAATGGAAACAAGCAGGATATACAAAAAAAGATACTTGCGAAAAATGCGGATTTCAGTCAAAACATCCAGAACAGTTTAATGTATTTCATATTGACGGAAATTTAGAAAACTGTCGACCTAGCAATCTAAAAACTGTGTGTGCTAATTGTCAGCGTCTAGTTCAAAAGGACGGGGTGCGCTGGAAGCAAGGTGACCTAGTCCCCGATTTCTAAAGATAGTACGAATTAATACGTCAACATTCTTTTCAAGTCTTGCTAAATCGCCATTGTTGTCAATAGTATAATCACACATCCATTGTTCAATGCTCATCGAGTCAGGATCTTCTTTAGGCAAATGATCTGTACGATCAACCCAAATAGCATAATCAAAAATTTCTTCGTTTTGCATCGCAAAGAATTCACGTTTATTGCGTAGTCCGCAGTAGATATTGTTTTGTGCAAATAAGTTACGCCCTAAACGTGCTAGATCATCTCGACAGTAATCGTGTATCATGTTGTACCATAGCACACGATGATTGTGTCGATCTGCATAACACTCTTCTTCGTCAGCATATCCGTACTCGTGTTTTAGTTCTTCAAATATAAAAAGCTCTGAACAGAACTTAGAACTTGATTGAAATGTATATCCGTACTTCTCTAACATTTCACAGACGGTATCTTTGCCATGCCTGCCGTGTCCAACAACAAGTAGTTTAGGTAACATAAATTATCCTTTGCACAATATACTTTACAGTATATAGAATATCTATGCTTTTGTCAAGTATTTTTTACTTTTTTTGGCTTGTCGTTCTGCCCAGGCTGCTTCAAAACTAAGTGTGCTATACTCAGCTCTTTCACAATTACCCCATAATCTAGTCATGTAGGAATCATAAGTTTTTTTAATATCTTTTTCACTCCATGATTCTGGGATAAGGTGACCTTTAACCATCCAGTACAAACGATTTGCTTCTTTGTGTTGAAAGTATGTCATACTGTATTTACAGTATTGCTTAGATTATAGCGTTAACATTAACCAATAGTGAAGCCGTAGCCTGTGCCGCCGGAAACAGCTTCTTGAACATCTTTTTCAAGTTTTTCTATTTCCTGCATAGCTTCATTTTTTAGTGCATCACCGTTAAGTGTTGAACCACCTTGTGGGCCTGCAATAGTAGCAAACTTACTCCTTGCTTCACCTAGCATATACTTACACGTTGCTAAAGTATAATCTTTAATCCACTGCTGCGCAAGATAATCATTTAATAGTTCACTATCTGGACGGTAGTTATATGCATAAAGCATAAGAGTTTCTTCAGTTCTAGGACGTTGTAGTAACGTTAATTGTTTGTTTGTAGTATTCCATTTAAATTCAATAAAACTACCAAACATACGTCCGACAAGTTCTTGATATTGACTAAAAAGGTCATATGTTGCTAGACCGCCAATATTAGAACTTGATAACAAATATGTATTTGTATATGCTAAATTAAACGGCTCAAACAATGTGCCGCCATCTCCTCCACCGCTGCGTGATCCAATTGATCTACGGAATATTTTACGAACTTCAACAACTTCATTTGGTAAGGTATAAGTGTTTTGATCTTCAACAGTTGGCATAAACAAATAACTTTCTTCTACAGAATTATCTGAACGCTGTCGAAATTTAGAAAGTGCTTTACTTAATGCTGTTTGATAATGTACTGGATCAAGTTCAACATCAATCATGCCGCCGCCGAGCATTGTGTTAACGTAATCAAATACTTCCTGTTTTTGTGTTGTTAAGTCTGCCATAGTAATATCTTCTCCGTATTGTATTTATCGATAAATATGTATATGCCAAGATTAAGTTTATACAAACCGGAAAAAAGCAATGATTATGAATTCCTAGATAAGCAGATCCAGGAAATGTTTACTGTAGGTGGTACTGATATACATATTCACAAATATATTGGTACTGACGACGGAACAACTGTCAAAGATCATACACAAATACAAGATATGATGTTTTTAGAAAATAGAGACAGAAAATATGATCCTGATATCTATTCTATGCGAGGAATTTATAACGTTCAAGATATAGATTTTGATCTAAGTCAGTTTGGATTATTTTTAAGCAATGATACATTGTTTATGACAATACATATTAATAGTTCTGTTAGAACACTAGGTAGAAAAATTATGCCAGGTGATGTAGTTGAACTTCCTCATTTAAAAGATGAATATGCGCTTAATGATTATAGTGTTGCACTAAAACGGTTTTATGTAGTTGACGATGTTAATCGTGCAAGTGAAGGATTTTCGCCTACTTGGTATCCGCATTTATATCGTCTAAAACTAAAACAAATATATGACGGACAAGAATTTAAAGATATACTCGATCTTCCTGCAGATGAAGACGCTCCGGGAAACGATAAGTTACGTGATTTGCTTTCAACATATGAAAAAGAAATGCAAATTAACAATGCTGTTGTAGACGAAGCAGTTGCTGAGACTCAACAAAGTGGTTATGATGTAACACATTTCTTTACATTACAAACAAACGAAAGTGGAGATACAGAATTAACTGAAACTGAAGGACCAGATAATCTTAAAACAATGGCTCCGCCTGATAGGCAAGGTTACAAAGGTTATCTTATTGGAAGCACTACTCCTAATGGAGAACCATTTGGTCACGGTATAAGTTTTCCACTGTCACCACAAAACGGTGATTACTTTTTGAGGACAGATTTCTTGCCGAACAGATTATTTAAATATAAAAATCAACGATGGAATAAAGTACAAGATCTAAGACGTGCTGATATGATCGGCGCAGACACTGCTAATAATCAGAAGGGAGACTTTATTAACAATAGTTCAACTTCAACAGTAGCAGGTGAGACTTTTGACCAGCGTCAAGGATTATCTAAAGCACTTAGACCAAAAGCGGA